CTACTGGCTCGCCCAGACGATGCGGTGCATGAAGGCGAGCTCGTCGAGGCCGAAGCTGTAGTTCGGATGCGCCGGGTTGAGGCTGGCCAGCTCCACCCGGCGCGCCGATTGCCGCAGCAGCTCCTTCGCCATCACCTCGCCCTTGCGAGTGCGCACGACCACACGATCGCCGCGGCGCACCGGCGCGCCGGGGGAGACGATCACCACGTCCCCGTCGCGGAACACCGGCTCCATCGAATCGCCGCTGATCTCGAGCGCATAGGCATGGGGATCGGGCACGTCGGGCACCGCGATCTCGTCCCAGCCGCCGCCGACCGGATAGCCGCCATCGTCGAAGAAGCCGTCGCCGCCGGCCTGGGCAAGGCCGATCAGCGGGATGCGCCGGCCTGGCAGCGCGCGGCCGCGCGGCAGCGCCGGCGCGCCGGTGACGAGCGCGGCGAAGGCCTCGATGCCGGTGCCGGTGGCCATCAGGACCTTGGCGACGCTCTCGGTCGAGGGCCAGCGGGCGCGGCCATCGGGGCCGGTGCGCTTGGAGGGGTTGAAGGCGGTCGGATCGAGACCGGCCTTGCGCGCCAGGCCCGAGGCCGAGAGCCCATGCTCGGCGGCCAGCGCGTCGATCGCCCGCCAGACATCCTCGTGGCGCATGTGGTCCTCTTGCTGGGTGGGGGGCCGAATCGGGCCGGCATCCCGTGGTTCCTGGGCATCACATCCTAGGTCTCGAGTCGCGTGGCAATAGGAACGTGTGCCTTGCAACGCAGGGCAGAATTGGGTAGGCTCCGCTTGTTCCTGTTTTGTTCCTACCACCAGCCGGAGCCCCCCCATGCCCCTCGCCCCCACCCGCACCGCCATCCTGGCCAGCCTCGCCAAGGCGGAGCCCTTCGCCTCCGCCGAGGAGGCCTGGTTCTGGACCATGGCCGCGCTGATCGCGCGCCGCGAGGGCGCCAGGCTCGCCGCCGGGCGCGGCGCGGTCATCCGCCCCTGCGAGCCCGATGATGTGGTGAAGTGCCTCGACCGGCTCTATCGGCAGCGGCGGATCGAGCTGCACCACGCCCGCATCCTGAAGCTCTGGGGCGAGCGCGGCACCGCACCCAATCCGCGCTTCCCGGCCGAGCGGGGCGATGCCCGCCTGTGGCGGGAGGCGATGGAGCGGCTGGACTTCCCGCTGCGGCAGAAGGGGATCGTGAGCGGGCCCGCGCGGGGCTTGGAACCTCTGGGCGAGGTGATCCCCTTCCCCGGGGCCCGGGCATGACGGGCGCCGCGCATCGGCGCGTCGCGGCGGGCGGGCAACTGCTCTGGATCGCCTTCGGCGGCCAGGCCGACCAGCGCTGGCTGCGCCTGCTCCGCCCCGGCTTCCGCCACTGCTTCGCGGCGCTCGGCGATGCCGAGGGCTGGACGGTGCTGGAGCCGCTTTCGGGGCGGCTGCTGGTCTCGCGCCTCGCGGTGCCCGCCGGCTTCGACCTGCCCGGCTTCTATCGTCGCGCGGGGCTGGCCGTGCTCGGGCCCTTCGTGCCGGGCCCGGCCGCGCCGCGCCGCCTGCCGGGGCTGCTGCCGATGAATTGCGTCGGGCTCTGCCGTGCGCTGCTCGGCGATGGCGCGCCCTTCGCCCTGACGCCGCATGGGCTGTTCCGCGCGTTGGGCGGCGTGGCGGCGAAGAAATCCGCCGGGCCTAGGAAAAAAGTCTTGACGCCGGGGTGAGCCCCGGCTATCACCGCTTCGCCACGGGGCGAGTTGCACCCCGCGGCGACCTCCTCCCCGGTTCCGAACTCGAAGGCCCGCCCGGCTCCTCGCCGGGCGGGCCTTCGCCTTTTCGGCCGCCGGGGCCCCGCATTCCGAGATCGAAGGACACGCGCATGGGTGGCCTGTTCAGCGCGCCGAAGCCTGTGGCGATCGCCGCGCCGCCTGCCGAGAGCGCGGCCGAGGCCCATGCCCGCAACGCCGCCGCCGCCGAGGAGGCCGCCCGCCAGGCGAGGCTGCGCGCGGTGGAGCGCGCGCGCCTCGGCCTTGCCGGGACCATCGCGACCAGCGCGCGCGGCGTGCTCGCGCCGCTGCCGGCCGGCGTCGCGCGCAAGACGCTGCTCGGGGAATGAGCGGCATGGGACCCGAGGAGATCCTTGCGCGCCAGGCCGCGGCCGCCGCGCGCCGCCGTCCGCTGGAGGCGACCTGGCAGGATTGCTACGACCACGCCCTGCCGAGCCCCGGCAGCGCGCCGCTGTTCGACGCGACCGCGGCCGACGCGGCCGAGCAGCTTGCCGCCTCGCTGCTCGCGGAGCTCGCGCCGCCCTGGTCGCGCTGGTTCGCCCTCGCCCCGGCCCGCAACCTCGCGGCCGTGCAGGACCAGGCGCTGGCGCGGGGCCTGGCGGACGCGGCCGAGACGCTCCAGCTGCATCTCGACCGATCGAACTTCGCGCTCGAACTGCACCAGGCCTTCCTCGATCTCGTCGTTGCCGGCACCGGCATCCTCGCGATCGAGGAGGCGCCGCCCGGCGAGGCGTCGGCGCTGAGTTTCCGCGCCGTGCCGCTGCGCGAGGCGGTGCTGGAGGAGAGCGCCTCCGGCCGGCTCGACATCGTGTTCCGCAGCCTGCGCCTGACCGAGGCGGAGATCCTGGCGCGCTGGCCGGAGGCGCGCCTGCCGCGCCGCCGCCGCGAGCCCGAGGCGACGGAGCGGCATCGCGTGGTGGAGGCCGCCTGGCCCGATGCGATGCGGGGCCACCGCTTCGCGGCCGTCCTGGACGCGGAAGGCGGCCCGCCCCTGCTGCTGGCCGAGGGCGGCTTCGAAAGGACGCCCTTCATCGCCTTCCGCTGGCTGAAGCTGCCCGGCGAGACCTATGGGCGCGGCCCGGTGGCCAAGGCGCTGCCCGATATCCGCACCGCCAACAAGGTGGTGGAGCTGATCCTGAAGAACGCCTCGATCGCCGCGACGGGCATCTGGCAGGCCGAGGATGATGGCGTGCTGAACCCGGCGACGATCCGCCTGGTGCCCGGCGCGATCATTCCCAAGGCGCAGGGCTCGGCCGGCCTCACGCCGCTCGCCGCGCCCGGCAATTTCGACGTGTCGCAGATCGTGCTGCAGGACCTGCGCGCGCGCATCCGCGGCGCGCTGCTCGCGGACCGCATCGCGGCGGCCGAGAAGGCGCCGATGACCGCGACCGAGGTGCTGGAGCGCAGCGCCGCCGCGGCGCGCCTGCTGGGTGCCACCTATGGCCGGCTGCAGGCGGAGCTGCTGACGCCGCTGATCGCGCGCTGCCTCGGCATCCTCCGCCGCCGCGGCGAGATCCCGCCCGTCACGCTCGACGGGCGCGAGGTGCGGCTCGTCTACGCCTCGCCGCTGGCCCGCGTGCAGGCGCGCGCGGATGCCGCCGACACGCTGCTCTTCCTCCAGGCCGCCGCCGGCCTCGGCGGCGCGGCGCAGGCGGCGCTCGATGCCGAAGCGGCGGCCCATTGGCTGGCCCAGACGCTGGGCGTGCCGCCGGAAATCCTTCGGCCGAAGCCGCTTTCTACGCCCGATTCCACCAACCAGGAGTAGCTTCGGCATGTCCGAGAATCTTCTCGACACGGCGCCTTCACAGAAGAGCCCGCCCGAACGTCAGATGGATATACCGGAAAAGTTCCGGGACTCCGCGACCGGCGCGCTCCGCGTCGAGGCGCTGCTGAAATCCTACCTGGAGCTGGAGCGCGCCCTCGCGCGCCGCCTCTCGCCGCCGGGCGCCGAGGCGTCGGAGGAGGAGCGCGCGCGCTGGCGCGGCCTGCTCGGCGTGCCGGAGTCGCCCGAGGGCTACGAGATCACGGCGCCGCACGAGCTCTGCGGCCCCGACCCGGAGGTCAACCGCCGCCTGCACGAGGCGGGCTTCACCTGCCGCCAGGCGCAGCTCGTCTATGATCTGGCCGCCGAGCGGCTGATGCCGCTGATCGCCGAGGCGGCGAGCGAGTTCGAGGCCGGGCGCCAGCGCGAGAAGCTGCAGGCCGCCTTCGGCGGCGAGGAGCGCTTCCGCCGCCTCGCGCCGCAGATCGCCGCCTGGGGGCGGGCCAATCTGTCGGAGGCGGTGTTCGACGCGCTCGCGACGACGGCCGAGGGCGTGCTCGCGATGCACCGCATGATGGGCGCGAAGGAACCGCCGCTCGCGCGCGACGCCGCCGCCGAGGCCGCGCCGGACGAGGCGGAGCTGCGCAGGATGATGCGGGACCCGCGCTACTGGCGCTCGCGCGAGCCGGAATTCGTCCAGCGCGTGACGGAGGGCTTCCGCCGGCTCGTCGGCCGGAACTGACGCCTGCTTCGCCTTCCGGCGCCTCCCGCGCTCCCCCGGTCGAGGCGCCGGATGCGGGGCGGATGGTCGAGCCTGCCGCTCCCATCCGCCCCGCCCGACTTCCGCGCGCAGCCAACCCCGAAGCCGGGCCTGCGCGCGCCGCCGCGCCGCCGCCGCCCGCAAGGCCAACGGCCGCGACCGCGCAACCCGCGAAACCCCGATCCAGAAGGACCCTGCCATGTCCGGCAGCACCCAGATTGACGCCGTCTTCGTCAAGCAGTTCCAGGCCGAGGTGCACGAGGCCTACCAGCGCCAAGGCTCCAAGCTGCGCAGGACGGTCCGCAGCAAGACCGGCGTGACCGGCTCCTCCACCTTCTTCCCCAAGGTCGGCAAGGGCACCGCCGCGGCCAAGACGCGCCACGGCAATGTCCCCGTGATGAACCTCGAACACGCCCAGGTCGAGTGCGTGCTGCAGGACTATTACGCCGGCGACTGGGTGGACCGGCTCGACGAGCTCAAGACCAATCTCGACGAGCGCGAGGTGATCGCCAATGCCGGCGCCTATGCGCTCGGCCGCAAGACCGACGAGCTGATCATCGCCGCCCTCGATACCTGCACGCGCGAGGCGCTCGGGACCGCGACTGGCACGACCGATGCCGACGGGCTGACCAAGCAGAAGGTGCTTCTGGCCTTCGAGATGATGGGCGCGGCCGATGTGCCCGATGACGGCCAGCGCTACGCGGTCGTCGGCTGGAAGCAGTGGAGCCAGCTGCTCGAGATCGAGGAATTCGCCAATGCCGACTATGTCGGCCAGGACGAGCTGCCCTGGCGCGGCACGCAGGGCAAGCGCTGGCTCGGCGCGCTGTGGATGCCGCATTCCGGCCTGACCAAGGCCGGGCTGCTGCGCTACTGCTACTTCTACCACCGCACCGCGATCGGGCACGCCGCGGCCGCCGAGGTGCAGACCGACGTCACCTGGCACGGCGACCGCGCCGCGCATTTCGTCGCCAACATGATGAGCCAGGGCGCCGTGCTGGTGGACGACGGCGGCGTCGTGCGGATGCGCGCGCGGGAGTGATGCGGATGCGCGCGCGGGAGTGATGCGGATGCGCGCGCGGGAGTGATGCGGATGCGCGCGCGGGAATGACCTGGCCTCTCCCTCCCCCGCCATGCGGGGGAGGGTCGGGGTGGCGGTGCCGCCATCGCGTGCGCCCTGATCCTCGCATCCCCCCCAACCCTCCCCTGCTGGCGGGGGAGGGCTTTCCCGCCTGCGTGGAGGGCCCAGCCCATGACCATCACCGCCGTCGCGCTCTGCTCACGGGCGCTGCTGCGCCTCGGCGCGCAGCCCATCGCCTCGCTCACGGACGGCACCGCCGAGGCGGAGGTCGCGGCGAATCTCTATCCGGGCCTGCGCGACGCGGTGCTCTCCGCCCATCCCTGGTCCTTCGCCACCGGCCAGGCGAATCTCCCGCGGCTGCTCGCCACGCCGCATGCGGATCTCGCGCACGCCTTCCAGCTGCCGGGCGATTTCCTGCGCGCGCTTTCCGCCGGCAGCGGCGGGCGCGGGCGCGGCATCGCCTACCGCATCCATGAGGACCGGCTGCATGCCGACGCCGAAGCCGTGACGCTCACCTATGTCTTCCGCCCGGACGAGAGCGCCTTCCCGCCCTTCTTCGCCGCCGCCCTCGTCGCGCGGCTCGCGGCCGAGTTCTGCCTGCCGCTGACCGAGAGCGCCTCCCGCGCCGAGATCCTGTTCCGCCTCGCCGAGCAGGAGCTGCGGCTCGCCCGCCAGGTGGACAGCCAGCAGGACACGCCGCGCGCGATCGAGGGATTCCCGCTCGTTGACGTGAGGGGATGAGATGCCCGCCGCCACCCGCCGCATCAAGTCGAGCTTCGCCGCCGGCGAGCTTGCGCCCGAGCTGCTCGGCCGGACCGACCTGCGCGCCTTCGAGAACGGTGCGCGGCGCCTGCGCAACGTCGTGATCCAGCCCACGGGCGGCGTCGCGCGGCGCCCGGGCCTGCTCCATGTCGCGATGCTGGAGGGGCCGGCGCGGCTGATCCCCTTCGAGTTCAACACCGAGCAGACCTACCTGCTCGTGCTCACGCATCAGCGCCTGCAGGTCTTCCGCGACGATGCGGAGGTCGCCTCGCTGGCCGGGCCCTGGACGGCGGCGATGCTGCCGCAGCTCGCCTTCACGCAGAACGCCGACACGCTGCTGCTGTTCCACCCCGAGCTGCCGCCGAAGCGCATCACGCGCACCAGCCACACCGCCTGGACGATCGCTGACTTCGCTTTCTCGCGGGAGCCCTTCCACAACTTCCATCCCGGCGTCGCGGTGCAGGCCACCGCGACCAGCGGCAGCATCGGCGTCTCGGCCGCTGCCGGCGTGTTCCGCCCCGAGCATGTCGGCACGCGGATCCGCATCCAGGGAAGGCGGTTGCGCATCACCGGCTTCACCGCCGCCGACTATGTGCTGGCCGAGGTGGAGGAGGCGCTGCCCGACACGCTCGTCACCACCGCCTGGGAGGAAGCGGCCTTCGGCCCGGTGCGCGGCTGGCCGGTCTCGGCCTGCTTCCACCAGGCCCGCCTCGTGCTGGGCGGATCGCGCGACCTGCCGAACCGGCTCTGGCTCTCGCGCACCGGCGATCTCGGCGATTTCGACCTCGGCACCGGGCTCGACGACGAGGCGATCGAGTTCGCGCTGATGTCGGACCAGGTGAACGCGATCCGCGCCGTCTTCTCGGGGCGGCATCTGCAGGCCTTCACCTCCGGCGCGGAATGGATGGTGAGCGGCGATCCGCTGACGCCCTCCTCCATCCAGCTCCGCCGGCAGACGCGCATCGGCAGCCTGGTGGACCGCATGGTGCCGCCGGTGGATGTGGACGGCGCCACCGTCTTCGTCGCGCGCAGCGGCCTCGGCCTGCACGAATTCGCCTATACCGAGGTCGCGGACGCGTACCAGGCCAATGACCTCGGCCTGGTCGCGCGGCATCTCGTCGCGCAGCCGGTCTCCATGGCCTATGACCAGACCGCGCGGCTGCTGCACCTGGTGATGGCCGATGGCGGCATCGGCACGCTCACGCTGTATCGCGCCGAGCAGGTGATCGCCTGGACCAGGCAGGAGACCGCGGGCGCCTTCCGCGCGGTGGCCGAGACCGATGGCCGCGTGCATGTGGTGGTGGAGCGCGCGGGCACCTGGCGCCTGGAACGCTTCGACGCCGCGGTTGGCCTCGATGCCGCGCTCTCCGGCAGCGCGGCGCTGCCGCAGGACGAATGGAGCGGACTCGATCACCTGGAGGGGATGACCCTCGGCGTGCTGGCCGATGGCGCGCCGCGCGGCGCGGCGACGGTGGCGGCAGGACGCATCACGCTCGATCCGCCGGCGCGCGCGGTGCAGGCAGGGCTTGCCTTCCGCCATGTGATCGAGCCGCTGCCCGCGCAGCTCGCCATCGGCCAGGGCGCGGGCGCGGCGCCGGTGCGGCTGGTCTCGGCAACCTTCCGCCTGCTGGCGACGCCGGCCTTCAGCGTGGATCTCGGGCGCGGGCTTGCCGCCGTGCCCTTCCAGCGGCTGGACACGCCGCTGCTGGATGCCGCGCCCGTGCCCTTCACCGGCGATGTCGCGCTGCGCGCGCTCGGCTGGCGCCGCGATGCGATGGCGCCGCTCTGGCGGGTGGAAGGCGACCAGCCGTTG